TCGAAACGGATTGGGTTCGTAAGTACAATCCTGAAATGAAGTGCGGTTGGGCGTATGCTATTCAGTGCCTTCATGACGGAGAAGTTAAAGTTCTTAACTTAAAGAAGAAGTTATTGGAACAGATCATGTTAGCAGCAGAAGATTTAGGAGATCCAACAAATCCTGAAACTGGCTGGGATGTGAATTTCAAGCGAGTAAAAACCGGACCAAACGTATTTAACGTAGAGTATCAGTTACAAGTACTCCGTTGTAAAACTCGTGCTTTAGGAGATGAAGAGAAAGTACTAGTAGAAGAACTTAAATCTATGGAAGATGTTTTACCTCGTCCTACACCTGAAGCTCAAAAAGAGCTTTTAGATCGTATTGCGGGTCAAAGTCCTGAGGTTCCTGCAGAAGTGGAATCAGAACTTAAAACAGCGGACGTTCCATGGTAGTACCGTATCCGATACTATTTACAGCCGATTGGCATTTAAAACTGGGACAGAAAAATGTTCCAGTAGAATGGGCACGTAAACGGTATCAAACTTTCTTTAATGAAGTACATAAATTAGAGAAAGAAGTTAAGCTTCATATCATCGGGGGAGACCTATTTGATAGGCTTCCTACGATGGATGAATTAGAATTATACTTTGAATTTATTAGTGATGTTTCGGTCAAGACATTGATTTATGACGGAAACCATGAAGCCACTAAAAAGAATCGTACATTTTTAACTCAACTTAAAAAAGCCACGAAGGAGGTGAATCCGTTAGTAGACATAACCGATTCTATTCATAATGAAGCAAGATTTGGGGTGCTCCCCTACTGTGAACTACACGGAAAATGGAACGCTAATAACTTTAGTATACGAAAGCCATTATTCACTCACGTTCGGGGAGCAATACCTCCACATGTTACGCCAGAAGTAGATTTAAAAAGATTTGCACAATTTCCAATAGTATACGCAGGAGATTTACATAGCCATAGAAATACGCAATTAAATATTGTATATCCTGGTAGTCCTATGACTACTCAGTTCCATAGAAGTTTAGTGGATACAGGATATATAATCATAGAAGGTAATCACGGAATTGAGTGGGAGTGGAAAAAGTTTAATCTTCCACAACTAATTAGAAAGACAGTTTCTAGTGAAGAAGATATGATTCCTACAGATTACCATCATACAATATATGAATTAGAAGGAAATATTGCAGACTTATCCTCCGTAGCGAATTCGGATTTATTAGATAAGAAAGTAGTAAAAAGAAAGACAGAGGCAGCTCTCATTCTACATAAAGATATGACAATAGAAGAAGAGCTAGTAGAATATTTAAGTTATATTCTAGAATTGGAAGACAATAAAGTAAAGGAAATATTAAGTACATTTCATGATTACGCTAAAGAAATTGCAGTGGGATAACTGTTTTAGTTATGGTAGTAATAATTCTATAGATTTAAATAATAGTACCTTAACACAATTGGTAGGCACTAATGGGACAGGTAAGTCTTCCATTCCACTTATAATTGAAGAGGTTCTGTTTAATAAAAATTCAAAAGGTATTAAAAAAGCAGATATTCAGAACCGAGCCTATAATAAAGGCTACAACATATTTTTAGACTTTTCTGTAGAAACTAAACCTTATAGGGTAGAAGTACGGAGAAGTCGAGGTAGTATAAAAGTAAAGCTGTATTCTAATAAAGAAGATATTTCTAGCCATACAGCTACGAATACATACAAGACTTTAGAAGGAATATTAGGGTTAGATTTTAAGACTTTTTCACAATTAGTGTATCAAAGTACAAGTGCAAGTCTTCAATTTCTAACAGCTACAGATGCAAATAGAAAGAAATTTTTAGTTGATTTATTCGGAATTAATGAGTATATTAAGTATTATGAGGTGTTTAGGACTATTTCCAAAAAAGTCACTACAGAAATAAATGAACTGACTGGAACGTCTAACACTATTGTAAAATGGTTACATGACAATAAATTGAGTAATACGAAACTACTTTCAAAGTTAAACTTGCCAGAAAATTCGGACGAAGATGATAAGGCATTAAGACTATTAACAGTAGACTTTGAAAATATTCGTCAAAGAAATCAAAAAATTAGATTAAATAATACATACCAAGAACTACTTGCGAATATATCTCCTACCGATTTTACACTAGTAGGAAATGAACAAGAAGGAACACGGTCATATGATGATGTAATGGCTAACATAGGAGCTAATAAACGGATCGTAAAAGATTCCGTTAAGGAGATATCTCACTTAGAGAGTCTCGACGAGGAGTGTCCAACATGCCACCAGAAGGTAGACCCGGGGGTTATCCAAAACCTAAAGGCCCAAAGCCTAACAAAAAGCCAAAAGGCGGAAAGCGCAGTCGTCCACGACGAAGTGGTCGTGGAAAGAATTAAACGTACAAATTCTATAATAGAAAATAAACAGAAAAAACAAAGAGAATTTGAAGATTTATTCACTAAGATAGATAAAACTATTCCTAGTGAGATATTAGATGGGGAAGAATTGAGCATAAAGATAGGTGAGTTAAAAGAATCTATTGCTAAAACCAAAACTCAATTAAGGGAAATTATAAATGAAAACACCCAAAGAGAGCAACACAACACAAGAATCGAAGTCATCCTTGAACAAACCAGAGAATTTGAAAAAGAACTTGAAGGAGTTACGAAAGGCTTATTTAAGCAAGAGAAAATCTTCAATAATCTTGAAGTCTTAAAGAGATCTTTTTCTACAAATGGGTTAGTTGCTTATAAACTAGAAAATTTAGTAAAAGAATTAGAAGATTTAGCTAACGAGTATTTAGCCGAGCTAAGTGATGGACGCTTCAACATAAATTTTGTAGTTGCGAACGATAAATTAAATGTCGATCTGTCCGATAATGGAAATTCGGTGGATATTCTTGCACTCAGTAGTGGAGAGCTGGCAAGAGTAAATACAGCTACATTAGTAGCAATACGAAAGTTAATGAGCAGCATCTCTAAGAGTAGAATAAATGTACTATTTTTAGATGAAGTAATAAATGTATTAGATGAGATGGGACGAGAAAAATTAGTAGAGGTTCTACTCGCAGAGGAAGGATTGAATACTTACATAGTATCCCACGGCTGGACTCATCCACTTTTGGAGAAAATAGAAGTGATTAAAGAATCTAGTATAAGTAGGTTAGAATAAAGGAGAAGAAGGATGGTTGATTCCCGAGCCAAAGGCGCAGATGGGGAAAGACAAGTACGAGAATTACTTAGAAAACACACAGGGTTAGAGTTTGAACGAGTACCAATGTCAGGGGCTCTACCTTTTATGAAAGGAGATTTGTTTATACCTGACACAGCGATGAACTACTGTATTGAAGTTAAGTTTTATAAAAACTCTCATTTTGATGATAAAGTTCTAACTAATAAGTCTAGTGAATTTATTAGTTGGTGGAGTCAAGCGGAAGATCAAGCTAAGAAAACGAATAGAAAACCACTCTTATTCTTTAAGTATAATCGCTCAAAGATATTTGTAGGTACGAGAGATGTGCCCGGGAATACTAAACATTATATGTATGTCGGACATTTAAATTGTTATGTAATGGTAGCTGAACATTGGCTACTTAGTGAAAAACCGAGGTTTATTAATGGTCAAAACGTTTAAGCAGTTGACAGAAAGAGACGAAAATAGAATACTAATAGTAGATGCTTTAAATTTAGGATTCAGATGGAAGCACCAGGGTAAAGAAGAATTCAAGGATGAATATTTAAGAACGGTAGAATCCTTTGCTACTTCATATAATTGTGGAACTATAATAATAGCCGCAGATTTAGGAAGTAGTAGATACCGTAAGGAAATATATCCTGAATATAAATTAGATCGTAAAGAGAGATACGCTAAACAAACACAAGAAGAGAAAGATACTTTCCTTCGTTTTTATGACGAAATTAGAGCGACTCTTGATTTACTATCTGAGAAGTATATTGTTTTACAATATGAGGGCGTGGAGGCAGACGATATAGCCGCTTATCTAGTACAAAATCTAGAGAATGCCACTCATGTGTGGTTAATAAGTACTGACCGTGATTGGGACTTGTTAATTAACCATAATGTATCA